AATGCTGATGGGACCGAAGTCTTCTCAACAGAGGTGTCAGTAACAAGGCCACCTGATTCAAAAGCTTTCCCTTGCAGGAAGCTCAAGTCGTCGTCACTAGCGTCAGCCCAGGATCCGATTCGCATGATTCCGCGTTCGATGAGTAAATCTTCTTTCGCAAAATCAGCGTCTCTTTGAGCCTGAGTGTAGGCACTTCTGGAGATCGCTGTATAAGAGCGATGGCCGGCTTTTCCTCCAATGTAGACGGACCTTTGATAGTCGTCGTCCTCGTCGAAGTTATTCCAGTCATCATCCCCGGCATCAGATTTCTCTTCTGCCTTGTCGTAGTCGCGATCGTTTTCACGCTCGTCGAACATGTCATAATCTCCATCCGTACATGACTCCTGCGTCTTTGGGGACAACAGGATGTACTTCAGAGCGACTGCTACGTTGAGGCCTTTAACAGGGTCTCTACGCAAGTGAACGCCAAGGCAAGTGCCGCCTGTCGTAAGGACAAGGCCGCCACTAGCTCCGAAATCGGTTGAGGCCGAGTGCAGAAATTGGAACAGTGTGGAGGCATGGCCTTTAACTGATCCAAGCGCATTCGTCCATTGGCCGGTCGCGGTTGGTGTGTAAACTTTAACAACGTCTGTAGGCCGCAGAGCTTTTGCAAGCTTAGCGGTCTTAAGTGGGATTTGACACCAGAATCCAAATGGGACTTCGATTATCATAACGTCCAAGTGCTCGACGGGCGAACACAAGTGGATGTTTAATTTACCGATATCAACCAAATGGTCATTGCCTTTGTACCGGATGTAGACAAGTCTACCATCGCGGGCATGAAGCATGATGTTCTGTACAACATGTGTAGCTGTTACCAGATAGGTCTCTGTGCCAGCCTTAACGCGGCCTATGGCTGCGAAGGGATAGCGTGAAAGGTCAGCCGATCCAGACTTGGAGCAGTGCAAAATCCCCATTGACGGGGGTTGAGCACACACTTCGCGTTTAGAATTCGGCACGGCCATTTCCAGGGACCCAGTGGGTGTTTGGGTGTTGGTGGGTGTTAAGAGGGGGTTGCAAGCTACCAAACGACTTTGGATGTCAGATGGGCAAACATTAAAGACAACATCCTTGGTGATAACACACAAGGGAGTCCACTCAATGCCGAGTATGCTCCAGTTATCCTCTGTAGGAAAACGAAGGCGGGGCCATGGATACGAGGTAAACGGTAGAGCGCACTCTACTGTCTCCGCTGCGTACATGCCACCGCTCTCATTCAACTTCAGTTTTATCGTTTTAACGATTGGGTTAACTGGTACTCTCCGCCAAATTCCCAAGATCTGGTAAAACCAGACCGGTATTTTGGCGGCTACAGCAATGTAGAAAGCAAAGAGCATCACAATCTGTAATGTGGGGTATCCAGAGCCTGTCTTAGCATCATAAATCCGGACCCACTCTAGGATAAATCCTGTGAATGGGTCGCGAAACCTACTATGAAACGTCGAAACTAAGACAGACACTATTGTCAATAAGACAAAATGCCAGATCCCTACAAATGTAGTGATTAGTGGAATAAACTCAACGGCAAACTGGATCCAAGCTTCACGGTTGGTATTGATATACTCAACCACTTTGCTCGTTTCCACGATGACGGTGATAATCCACTGCTCATGTTCAGATTGGGGTGTAATGTAAAGCCCATACTGTGATGGTCCGAATAAACGGACTTGTCCATAATACGACTCTTGCGCACGCTCCAGATCCACGACGTGGCCTAAGGCCATTTGAGCGGAGAGGTTAGCGGTGCAATGGTCGGAATCAGGGTTCACAACCAAAGGATAGGTTAGCCCAACCGTCCCGTACTCAGCACATGGTAGCGCTTGCTCCGCTGTGTGCAGAGTGAACAGGTTTGTGGGCAGTCCTAATGCCATCACCATAGCGAGTACGGTGATTAGGCAGGGCTTACAACTGCGTTTGCGGACTACCGCGGGAGCTCCCGGTAACGCTTCCGTTACGGGTTCCTTTTTCTTCAGACCGTGCATTTCAATCGTTTGCTGGTGGACTTTTCTGAGTAAATCAACAATAACTAGTAAAAGTTTTAGAGTGAGGAACTTCAAAGAAATATCCAAGTACAGCGCACTAGTGTTTAGGGCTTGAAGGTTTTTGCAATCTATATCTTTCG